ACGTTTTTTGAAGCCGGTACAAAAAAACAAACTTTTCTCTATTATTATTCTTTCTACGATGTTCATAATTAAATTATAGTATATATGTATATATTACAGTATATATGCTCATAATTAATTGTGAAAATATAGGGGGTAATAATAATAGAAAAAATACTTGTTTTTTTGATTTTTTTTGATTTTTGTAAATTCCGTGACAAACCCCCTGCGAGCATCATGCCGCTTTGTAAGTTTTTTGACAAAAGGCGTTGGTGGGTGTTGACGGGCCTGGGAGCCGATGTTAAGTTTTTAACAGAAGGGGGCAACGATGGAAAAAGAAGCAAAATCCGTTAAAAGTGAAACTAAAGAACAGCTAAACGAAAACCCTGCCATGTGGTGGGTGGATTCTACCGCCTCAATAGAGGTGGTACTATGGACCAAGGAGTTATTCTAATGTTAGAGACAACAATGATTGTGGCGACGAGCGTATGGATGGTAGTCGTTGCTGGGAGCGTATATGGCTCCTGGATCGCGAGCAAAGTAAGAAGCAAGAGGAAGTAATGAAAGAACCCTCATTCAGCATGTATCTTAAAGCAAATATAAATCTAAAGTTAACAATTGAGCTAAATCGCCGATATTGGGCCACCTTTGACCGGGAAGAGATACCTGGGTACGTTGCTCAGATGAAGAATCTCGTACTAGTCTCGTGGGACATCGAGGAGGGTGGTGCAGCGTCCCTTGATTGGATCAAATCGACTATTATCGATTTGACAGGGGGGAAGATAGTGGATACGTTTTTTTTCAATGACGAGATTCATTTTAAACTGGAGGCGTTCTAATGCAGAAGGATTTTGATTACGACTAGACATATCTCTCCGAATCGGCTAAACTACTGAAATAAGGACTTGATGAAAGGACCTTAATGAGTAAAAGCCGACAATGGGAAGCGAAAGAGATTGAGATCGCTGTTACGCTGAAACGTGAGGGCGAGAAGCACACAAAAATTCTTGAAGCGCTTAAGGCAAACGGGTACGAACGTACCGACCGGGCCTTGGGGCAATTTTTATTCAAGTATAGTCAAAAGGTTCCACAAGACCCATGGGATTATAATTCCTATGGTGAGATAGCCTATCGAAAGCCGAAGATCTTAGTATACGATATTGAAACTACTGATCTTGACGCAGGGTTCGGCGAGATGCTTATGTTTGGCTACCAATGGTGGGATGAGGACACACCTAAGATCATAAAGATTAACGACTTTGATGGGTGGAAAAAAGGCCATTATAACGACCGTGACTACCGGCTGTGTGAAGCCGTGCATGGGGTAATATGCGAAGCCGACGTACTAATCGGTCATTTCTCGACCCGGTTTGACCACCCCTTCATACAAACTCGCATGCTTAAGCATGGCCTACCACCTATTCCCGATACCACACAGATCGACACATGGCGAATCGCTAAGAGGCAACTCAAATTTCGTTCTAACCGGCTTGGTATCATTGCAGACAGTCTAGGATGTAAACAACGCAAAGACAAGGTGGAGCCCGCTGTATGGCGTATGGCTAAAGGGCACGATGAGGAAGCCATTGGGGTTATCGCTGAGTACTGCCTGCAGGACATTCGTACACAAAAAAGTGTCACAGAAAAGCTTTTGCCGGTTGCAAAAGAGGTAGTTAATCTTAATTTATTTACTGATGGGGATCACCACCGATGTATGTGCGGGTCATGGCGTGTTGTACGAGATGGTGAGATATTTACCAAGGTCAACGCCTACGAACGGTACAAATGCCTGTCTTGTGGGCGGTGGTCAAGAGGTAGGAAAACAACGACAAAAAGTAAAGTCGAACGAAAGGCCAAATGATGGTCGCTATGTATGTATACGTGGGTCCAGAGACAACAAACGAACACAAAACATTAGAGATGACGGATGATGTACTGCTGTGGCTTGGGAGAGCTTACATTGGGGAGCATGGGTGGCGTAATTTTACCCATTTTCCTGCTTTTGCCTGGTGTATGATTAATCGGTTCATGTTGCATCCAGGCAATCACCATTGGGATGATTTTATTTACATGCTACGACGATTCTCGCAGCCTATTAATCCTCGGTGGATGAGGGGTGGTGATCTGGCAAGAAGGTATAGAAAATCGAAGATGTGTACCCCTGCAAAACTTGACAGAAGAGAACGCATGGTTAACTTAGCATGGGAGGAGTTACCAGCGCGGTTAAGGAATCAATTGGAAGCATTACAGGAGGGCCGGATTGCTCCGCCACCTGGTATCGTGCCGAGGAAGAACAAGATTTCCAACTTCGCTGAAAGTTCGGATCGAATGAAAAAACGATATCCTCATGGGATGGACATTGGTGGTAACTGGTATTTCCAGGGGCGGGGGCTAAAACGTGGGGTGGTCGTTGTAGACCATTGGAGTAAATAGTATGGATCAAGAAAGAAGGCGAAGGCAGTCAAGAGGAGAGGACATAAAAAGGGCATGGGGCCACCTTATCCGGAATGAGTTTAATCTTGAAAAAAGGTACGACCCACAATACCGCACTCAGTTTGCTCGGGAAAACGAGTGGAAATTGTCGAGGCTCAATAAAGCCATCGATTTTGTAATTGCGAGATATTGGGAGATTTACAAGGAGGTAATTAGGAGAGATGACAGCAGCGCGGACTAGATTAGAGGACACTCGGTCAGCAGTGACCCATGAGTTTGTTGTCGACGGGGATAAGGGCTACGTGACCGTCGGAGAGTATGAGGATGGAACCCCCGGTGAGATATTTATCCACATGGACAAGGAAGGCTCTACGTTAAGTGGGTTCGCTGACGCCTGGGCAGTCATGGCGTCGGTTTCTTTGCAATACGGGGTTCCCATCTCGGCGATAGTGGCTAAATTTAAACATACAAGATTTGAGCCGCAAGGCTTGACAGATAGACCAGATATTAGACCAATGGCTACGTCAGTATTGGACTACGTGGCGCATTGGCTTGAGAAAAGGTATTGTGATAATGACGATTAGGGAATTGATTGAAAAGCTTCAAGATGCAGAAAACAGGCACGGGTCAGACACATTAGTTGTATTGTCTGATATGATGCCAGTATACGACGTTTTGGAGATGAACGACATTAATGGGTATTATTGTGGAGTATCTTGTGACCCTAAGGTAATGCTGTCCTAATACAACAAAGCTGGGTACGGTATAGTGCAAGACATTTACAGCTTACAAAGGAGCTTTGCGGCGGGCCCTAAGGCTCACCCTGTTACGAGGTAGCAGACTGGCAGAGTTGTGGCGGCTGTTCGGTTTGATAGCGACATAGACAACCCGTCTTGCGCTATACCGTACCCAGCGCATTTAAAAGGAGGCAGAAAGGTGAAACGTGTGTTTTACTTGTTTGCTGTCGTACTGTTCGCAGCGTGCGAAAGTGTATCGCCTAGGGGACTGGACCCCCCAGATACTTCGTTGCATGAGTCTTACAATGTAGACACGTATGTCGAAGTATGGGGCCATGGCATGCGTGGGTCTGGTTTTTTTGTCAACGAAGATGGTCTTTTGCTTACTGCTCAGCATGTAATCGCGAATAGGCAATACAATGACTACGCTCATATCCGAGTTTGGTGGTCATCGGGCTTTATCCCTGCGAAAGTAATCGCAGAGGACGAAGACGCCGACATTGCGTTGCTTAAGGTTAATATGGTGTCTAGTCCGATTGCCCCTTTATGCACTGGCCGTCCACCGGATGGTTATACAACGTCGTATGGTAGGCCGAGGGGTCCTTTATTGACCTATATCGGCGATATCGACTACTATATTGACCAAAAGGGCATTAGTGAGGTACTTGTCAACTCTACTTCTAAACGTGGCATGTCCGGTGGCGCTCTGGTGTACTCCGGTGGCTTGAAAGATTGCACCCTTGGCATACTCGTCAAGATGACCACCGATGAGACGAAAATTTTTGCTGTATTAATCGAAAGCGCCCCCGTTGTCAAGGCTTATCTCAAAGAATTCGCCCCTGGTTTTATACAATAGTTGACAATTAGTCTACAATCGTTTACAATCATGACGTGTCTGGGAAGAATAAAAACGCACAAGCACGTCTTGACAAAATTTTAGAGGAAATCGATGGGGCTTGTTTATCCTATGGCATAAGTGGCCCTCATGTTTACCTTGTCGAGCTAGCTGCGGGTAAAGACCCACGATATGACACCAGTCAACTCTATGATTTAATTTACCATATTGCCAAAAGGGAAGAACTTCCAGACTCAGAAGAGTGGGCCGAAATCAAACGGTTAGTCCTAGGTAATCCAGCATATCAGTACGAGAGACCCCCCACCTCCGTCTCTCTTGACGCTGCTAAAGAGCTAGCTAAAGTGTACATCCCAAAACAGAAGGCGTTAGAAGTTACAGTCGAGGACGTCACACCACGAGAGATTCCCAAGCCGACCAAAGAAGAAATAGAAGAATTCAAGAGGATACTAGATGGTGAGGACGATGATATTCTCTAAGCATATAGTGTCTAAGTTTGTCCATTCCCCGGATGATTTATCCGACAAAGAGCTGTATTTCTTAAAGTGTGCTTTCGAGGCAGACTTTTTGCTGTTTTGCCGAGTTTTCTTCCGCGTTAAAGAGGGCCGAAAATTTATTCTTAACTGGCATCATAGGGTATTGGCTAAAGTTATTGAGAGGATCAGGGATGGTGAGATTAACAGGTTAATTATCAACATACCGCCGAGGTACGGCAAAACAGAGATGACTGTTGTATTGTTTGTCGCTTGGAGCATTGCGCTTAACTCTTTAAGTTCGTCAATACATCTTTCTTACTCTGATGACTTGGCTCGTGCTAATAGTGATGCTGTAAGAGAGATAATCAAGCTTGGCCACTTTCAGATGCTTTGGCCCCGACAACTTCGCAAAGACACTGCATCAAAAAAACGATGGTTCACCGAGGAAAAAGGCGGCATGATGGCCGCTTCCTCAGGTGGCCAGGTTACCGGATTTGGTGCTGGGGTCATGTCCCCAGAGTGGGAGTTTTCTGGTGCGATTATCGTTGACGACCCGATTAAACCCGAAGACGCCTATAGTAAGACACGTCGGTCAAGTGTTAATGACCGTATCCCCAATACTATACGGTCGAGGATTAATAGAGATGACCACCCGATTATTGTCATTATGCAGAGATTACATGAGGACGATACGACTGCGTTTCTACTTCGTGGGGGGAGCGGTGACACTTGGCATCATTTATGTATACCTGTTCATAGCTCAGATCCTATCTATAATTACCCAGCAGACTATACGCATGCTATTCCAATCGAATACGAGAGACCAGAGGGACCGCTTTGGGCGCTAAAACATAATGAAGAGCAGATAGCAAAGCTCAGAGAGCACCCCTACACCTATGCCTCGCAGTACGGGCAAAGTCCTGCACCGCTCGGTGGTGGGTTATTTAAAGAGGACTGGTGGAGGTTCTATCTAGCTTACGATTACGCTAAGAATGTTATCACTTTTGAAGACGAGTCCACCGATGCTATTCGATACAAGTTTATTTTCGCCGATACTGCAGTAAAGACGGGGGAACATAACGACTTTTCTGTTGCCCAATTGTGGGGCCGAGGCGAACGAGGTATTTATTTACTCGACCAAATTAGGGGTAAATGGATAGCGCCCGACCTTAAAAAACAGTTTAAAAACTTTTGTTTTAGACACGATTTTAAGCCAGGAAAGCCACATCCTTTGATTTCCGTGGGGATTCGTGATAGATTCGTTGAGGATAAAAGTTCTGGATCTGGTTTAATCCAGGACGTTAATCGAGAAATGGGCTATGATTGGGTTAAGGGTATACCAAGAGACAAAGATAAGGTGTCAAGGGCATCGGGATGCCTTGACCATATCGCGTCTGGTAGAGTGTTCTTACCGCAAAACGCGGTATGGATTAGTGAGTATTTGTACGAATTCAGCATGTTTACAGCTGAGATGAGTCATGCTCATGACGACCAAATTGACCCAACATTGGATGCAATACAACACATGCTGATCGAAGAGCAAGGGGTCAGCTATCAAGATATTTTTTAGGAGCTGAGAATGAGCTATAGCAATCAGACAATCGATGAACGATTGACGTATGAACAAAATGGGAATAAATGGGATAAACGTGTAACTCTCGCAGGCGCAAGTTCGGGCGCTGGTTTGAGAGTTATGGATGTTAGCCCTATTTGGACACATAAAAGACCGCAAACTTTGGCTGAAGTAACTAACGGTGCAGACGGCACGTATACATATTACGTTGATATGGACGGGTATAGACATCTCAGCTTGTCGTTGGTACTTGACGGTGGGTCTGGGTCTGTGACAGTAACGGTCGAAGCTACAGCGCAAGATGACGGCTCGGCACCGGGGGATTGCGCGTATACCGACGTGACCAATGCTGTCTTTGGTGCCGCTACATTCACCGCGTCTAACTTCCTTTCTGATAGCGCAAGGAAGCTGGCCGGCGCGAAGTTTGTAAAAGTCAAAGTCGTCGCGAGCACAGGTGCTGCAGACGACGCCGATTGGTCGATATACGCCAGACAAACCTGGTAGATAGGAGGCCCCTATGTCTGATATTGATGTGATAGACGCCTTTTTAGCGGATAAAACGTACGCTCAACTTGAGCCTAATTACATAGACCCGCAGCCGCCGTTGTCGCCGCCGCCGCCTCTTACAGCGCAAAGGGTTCAGCAGGTGATTGTTAGGCTCAAAGAGGGACGAACCCTTGTATCGATTAAACAGGAGGCGAAAGACTTGGGTGTGTCTATATCATTTGGGCAAATTAGGTTGATTAAACGAGCATGGCTCGAAAAACTTGTTGAGTTAACACCGGAGGAATAATATGCCTATTGTAAGTTTGGGGACAACCCCTGCGGAAAGGATGCGAGGGTGTACTTTCGCAGAAGCCTTCTTTTCCGACACCACACTAGCTGAAAATGGGGGGTCTGCTACAGGGTCGCCTGTCATTTCTAATGGCGCGACGTTCGATGGCACTACGGACTACGTGAGTTATTCTGTTGCGGGGGGTGAGTTTGACAGTCCGTTTCTTACGTTCACTCTGCGATTTACCCCTGATTTTGACTATGATTCAGACGATGATTACACTCTTTTCCAAGCGATTGACGACGCGGGTACAAATTTTTTAATTAAAAAGCTGTCGAATACCGATGACAATACTCTAAGAGTTATTGTCGCCGGTAGAACGATGGATGTGACTGAGGGAGAGTACTCTTCGTACTGGCTTGAAAACCAAGTCAATGAAATCGCGGTTGTAAGTTCTGAGTTAGTTGCTACATCCACCTTGGTGTATTTGAATGGTACTCAAGTCGCTTCTTTTGATACCGCGCACGTCGAGTATGACGTTACGACCGTGTTGCTAGGTGCGACGTCTGGTGGTAGTGACTTTTTTTCCGGTGTAATTCACAATTTTAAATTCTTTCAATCGGCTTTAACAGCGGGCGAGATTTTAGACTCATACGATGGCACTACATACAATTACAAACAGAGTATGACGCTAGACTTCCCCTGCGATAATTATTACTACAACCCTACAGAGCATCTCGTTAAAGACGCTACGAACAATGGAAATGACGCTACATTAGGGGATGGCTCCACCGCTGGATTGATGCCTACCAAGATACTGGGCAAGCCAGGGTTCGCTTTTGACGGGTCTGATGACTATTTAACCGGTATTAGTAACCCGACTGGGGATTATACCGTTACTGTAATGAAAAGAGTATCGGGGGTTGTAAGTATCACCCATGAGAATGATTTGACAACGTGGGCAACACTATTTACTTCTGGCGGATTTGACGGTGACTTGTTAAGTCTTAGGTTACATTCATCCTTATTAACTGAAACGCAGAAAAAAGATGAGATTTTTGACCTCAACCAGCGGTACAACACAATAGAAAAAGGTACTGGGGTACTGAATGATTTAATTAGCGAAGGCGCTTGTGTGATGTATCACGACTATCGCTCTGGGTCGTTCAGAGATTGGAGTGAAAACGGTAACAGCGCTATACCTGGGATTGTTACTTGGGGGACTGATACTCTAAACGTGCCTTTAGTTTCGAGCGATATACGAGTCGCGGAGGACTCATCGTTAAGGCTCACAACAGGATCGTTAGTTGTATATGGCGACTTTACTAATGTTTCAGCATCCGGTCGTGTGATGACACAATATGACGGTGTAGGAGATTGGCGATTCCTTTGGACATGGAATAGCAGTACTAATCAGTTCACTTTTTCAGGCGAGATTGATGAGTCCGGGGTTGACCCTGTGATTAATGGGTCAATGCAAAATAGAGAGTATCTTGCCGTTAATTTTACTGAAGGAGAATCACCGCAAGGGTTCCACGACGGCGTTTCGATTGGGGACTATAGCGAAGCATGGGGCCCCGGTCCCGATAACGCCGATACATATATCGGTAGTTCAGCAGAGGGAGGCGGGTCGCTCGTAGGAGCGTTGTTTAAAGCAGCTTTGGTGTTTAACCGTCCGCTATCAGAGGCGGAACACAACGCGTTATACGCCGACCTTAATGCGAAAGTGTGGGCTACTACATCAAGTACAAATGTAGCTTTTAACCTTTGTGCTCAACAAGACACACAAGATAATTCGCTGGTTCTTGGTGTTGATATGCATCCGTTTATGCAGGGTCTTGACGATAGGTCTAGTTATAATCACACTATAGACATTAACGACTGCACAGCGAGACTTGACAGGATGGGACCGGGTTTTGATTGGCGGGAAGAGGCGAATCAGTACCTACTAGCTAATAGGTCTAGCGCTTTAGAGATTGACGGTAATGGTACTTATGAAATGTGGTGCCGTACTAACACCTATACCGTTTCTGCGCCTCGAATTTATGAATTTGGTGGCCTAAAAGGATTTCGATTTTTCGTTATTGGTGCGACATATCGTTTCGCTGGATATGACTCCAGTTTATCTGTAACGTTCCCAGAGAATATCGAATATAATAAGTGGGAACACATCGTAGTTGTTACTACAAAAGGCACGTACTCACTTTACGTGAATGGAGAACTACAGGAAACGGACTCATTCGAATTTGCCACACCAGAGTACCAATTTTATTATCCGGGGGTCTCTATCGGTGCAGATACTAACGGGGGTAGGCCTTACGTTGGTAGGATTTCGGCTTTTAACATCTACAATGAGTCAAAGGATGCCGATTGGGTTGCTGAACAGTATGCTAAGGGATTAGGCGCATATTGGCAAACTGATTATAAAATTAACGAGACTATCACTAACGTGACTACTGGGCCGATTACTAATTCCGGCTTCGAGGTGGAATCAGGGTCAGTGAAGGTTATTAATGAGGACATTGATAGCGTGCCTCATAAAGTGTTAGAAGCTAATTCAGCATCAGTTGTCTCAATTAGTAGGAGCCTAATGCAAGAAGACTCAACAGAAAATGCTTACGGCACTTGGGAATTTATGATTAACAAAGCCACGTCATCTAATCCAAAAATACATTTTATTAACTCTGCGAGCGACGGCACTGGTGACGGGTACTATATTGATATAAAAGATGATGAACAAATCCTCCTTTATTCGACTTTTGGGCCTTATAGGCTGGCGACTGACGATGACGCTATGTCATCCGGCGCATGGACTAAATTTAGAGTATCCAGGACTATCTATGGTGTCTTCCGACTTTGGGTGGATGACGTTCTTGTGTCAACCATCGATGGGGCGAACCCGACGGACCCTGACAACTCTTATGAAGTGTCCGATTACATAGTTTTTGAGCTTGACACAGGGGATAAAATCTCGTTAGGCAACAACGTCGACGATACCAGCTCAATTAAAAAATATCTCGTAACCAAGAAGGCATAGCAATGACTGAGATAAGTGACGACTCTATCGTTAACCTCATTGCGGGGTTGAACACAACAAAAGATAAAAAGTACCACTCCGAATTCGTCCAACGGAGTGTGGACAAAACTGAGCTTGAATCCATGTACCGAAATGATTGGATATCTGGAAAAGTAGTCGATATCCCGGTACAAGATGCAACTCGTAAATGGCGGCGTATCGTTTCTGAGTCGTTATCTCAGGAACAATTAGATAAAGTACTCAGGTCCGAAAAGAAGCTCGGGTTCCGCACTGCGGTTACCGAGGCGCTTCGTTGGGCTCGGCTCTATGGTGGTGCAGGGGTTGTGTTGGGTATCGATGACGGTGCCGACCTTGACCAGCCGTTAGACGTGGAGACAGTTAAACAGGACTCGCTAAAATATCTCCATGTGTTTAATCGCTATGAGTTGGTAGTCGACCGAGTCAATACAACAGACCCTTATTCGGAGACATTCCGCAAACCAGAAACTTTTCGTTTGCCGGGGGCACAGCAACCTATCCATGCGTCACGGGTGCTTATTTTTGATGGACGTCCTCTACCTTGGCAGGTGCGCAGCCGCAATGGATATTGGGGGGAGTCCTATCTTGCGCATGTTTACGATGCGATTATGAACGCACAAGGGACCATTGCAGCGGTGTCGTCATTGCCGTATAAAGCAGTGGTGGACGTCATTGCAGTGCAGAATTTTTTCGGGACGATTGCAGCGGGGGGTAAATCTGTTGAGGATTTGACAAAGCGTTTCCAGGCTGCAGACCAAATTAAATCAATTAATAATGCCCTTGTGATTGATAAAGACAGAGAAGAGCTGAGCCAGCAGGTTATCCAGTTCGGTGGGTTGTCTGAGATAGTCCAACGGTTTGTGACTATCGTCGCCTCAGCTAGCGACATCCCCGCAACTCGATTTTTAGGTGAGTCAGCGCCTGGTCTTAATAGCGCTGGGCAAATGGAGATTAGAAACCATTATGACTCAATTTCTGCCTACCAAGAAACGGGGATAAAACCCCAGCTTGATAAATTCGACGAGATTCATGCTCGGTCGGTGCTCGGGTTTATACCAGATGATTGGGATTCGCATTTTGAATCGTTATGGCAGCCGAATGAACTTGAGAAAGCTCAGGCTCAGCTTATTAAAGCGCAAAGAGACCAGATTTATCTTAATGGTGTCATTATGTCATCACAGGTCGCTGAGCAGCTTAAGCTAGATGGGACTTATGAGACTCTCACAGACGACTACATCGAGACTATGATGGAGATCGACAAAGAGGATATGGAATCTGAGCCAGAAGAACAGCCGCAGCCGGAAGAGGAAGAGGAGAAACCAGAAGAGGAGGAAGAGAAATCAGAAGAAGAGGAGGAGAAACCAGAAAAGGAAGAAGAAGAGGAGAAACCAGAAAAGAAAGAAGAAAAGCAACCTAAAAAAGTGAAAAAATAATGGCGTTATCCGCTCGCAGAAAAGCCGCTATACGTCGACAACTTGAGAAGCAAAAACGAAGGTACCGCCCAAAAAAAGCGCAAGGTGTTGAATCATCGGTGCCGCAAGAAGAATGGTACACGAGGGAAATAAACAGGTTAACAGTGCGGCGTATCCATAAGCGTATTAAGCAGTACGTGTTCCCCGCGCTCGATGCAAGTTTAACCGATTCAAATGGGGGGCTCCAAGACGAAGACCCGAACGCTGCGGTCATACGAGCCTTAGAAAGAGCGGTGCAGCCTATCACGGATATAACGGTGGAGGCGGCGGACCTAGCAACGGAACACTTTGGGAAAGTCAATAGAAGGCATAAAATAGAATTTAAAAAGTCAATAGAAAAAGCGATGGGGGTCAATATATCAAAAATCTTAACCGATGCTGGCATTGAACAGAAGATGAGAAACCATGTCACAAAAAATGTCGGATTGATTAAACGTATACACAAAAGTTACTTCGTTCGGGTACGGAAAGCTATAACTCAAGGATTCGCAAGCGGCCAAAGCTCATTTTCGCTAAAAAGAGACTTAATCAAAATCGCTGGTATAGAGTACCGTCATGCACGCCTTATCGCAAGAGACCAAACGTCTAAATTAAATAGCGACCTTAATAAAATACGTCAGAAGAATGTAGGAGTGACGCATTACATTTGGAGGACTGTAGGGGATGAACGAGTCAGACCTGACCATGCCTCGAATAATGGCGAGAGATTCTCGTGGAAAGACCCACCCGCGACAACCGGGCATCCAGGTAACGATATCCAATGCCGGTGCGTTGCTGACCCGGACTTGTCTCCTTTACTAGACACTGTTGACTAATATTGACATTTCAATTTGGATATGGTATTATACTAACGAGGTAATTGATGGAGACTAACGATAGCCTACAAATCACTGACCAAAAAGTAACGCCGGAAGGGTATCTACAAGTAACTGCTAGGCTTTCCCGTACAGGTATACAAGAGTATTACCTTGCTGAAATGACGGAAGACTATTTACCTGATAGCCTCAAAGAGTGTCCTCATGATAGCATAGTCCGACTCTACAGGTCACCGGACGAGGTTTTCGGAGATGAGTCTATGTCGTCAATCGGTAGCAGGCCCGTAACAGACGGCCACCCCCCGGTATTTGTCAACGCTGAGAATTACAGCATGTATTCAAAAGGGGTTGTTGTCGGGCAACCGAGGCAAGAGGATAGCTATGTTGTTGCCGACTTGTTAATTCAAGATAAAGAGACAATAGAAAAAGTCAAGAACGGAACTAAACAAATTTCTTTGGGATATAACCTCGATATGGACTGGACCCCTGGGGTAAGCGACGAGCATGGGGTTTATGACGGGGCCCAAAGGAATATCAGAGTAAATCATATCGCTATTGTCCCTCAGGGGCGTGGTGGGCCGCACGTGCGGATACAAGACGAGAATAAACAGGAGACCAGTATGAAAACTAGGTTAATCGACGGTATATCGGTCGAATTCAGCGAGCAAGGCGCACAAGTTGTCGATAAATTGCAAACTGAAATTGAATCGATGGACGCCGAAATCAAAAAAGTAAAGCAAGTTGCGAATGACGCAATCGCCAAGGCTGAAAAGCTTGAAGGCGAACTTGCTGTTAAAGACAAAGAAATCGAACAACTCAAAGCTGTTGACGTAAAAGCTGAAGCCGAAAAACTCTTCGCCGTTATCGACTCTGCAAGAAAACTCGCGAAAGACCTCGATCACGAAGGCCTTAAGACTGAATCCGAAATCAAATCAGCCGCGATTAAAGCTACTGACGCTTCTTATGAACTGGAAGGCAAGAGCCAAGAGTACATCGATGGTATTTTCGATACCTTGCTGAAGGCAAAAGAAAACAAAACTGAAACCGCAATGGATAGCGTTGTAACTGCTGCAGCTAACACCGCCCCTGAGAGTTTTGAGGATAAAATCCGCAAGGCCCGTGAAGCATTTTCGGCTCGGTCGAAAAAGGAGAATAAATAATGACTGTCCAGACTAGCTATGCAGAGAACATGTCGGCAGCCTATGAAGGGCAGTTGGCCGACCTCAATAATAAGTATTCTGACATTGTCTCTAAGCGTGTTGAAACCTCGGCGGGTATTGCCCCCGGTCGCGTTGTTTCCCCCGGAACTGCCGACGATCA